TAATCTGCTGACCGCGTTCAACCAAAAAACACAGGGGGACCCATGTCGCCTTTGCCATCTCTAAGAGATTGAGGAGTGTGCATAACTTTTTCAATAGTTTATGGGGAAGGAGGGTATCTTTGATGCAGTATTCAGCAACTTCACCCAACTTTTGGGGATCACCCTCCTTATAACGAGCAAACATCTCCTTTGGTGACATGTCAATCTTCTGGTCTCCGAGGTACAGTTTCGAAACTTCATTCAACTTGTACGAATCCAATTTGTAACCCTTCTTGACTTCGTGGAACATATCGAAGATGAACCTCCCGGTCATAGGGAGGAGCTTTAGAAAGTTATCACCCAGGGCGCTCGAACTCAACTTCTTCATCAAGAGGTCACTTGGTGGATCATGGAGCTTACCAAGATTGAAAAACTCCTCGTGACACCCAGTCAGGTGCGCCCTCTTGTAGATGTACTCGAGATCGAAACCAAAAATGTTCCACCCGGTGATAATATCCACATCCTTTTCGTGGATGTACTTTTGGAAGGCTTCGAGCATTCCTCTTTCAGTGTCAAAGCTCACAACGTTGGGCCCCTCCGTCTTCTTGTAACATAAGCACACCTTTTCGTATGGTTCGTCGTTTCCAAATTTACAGAGAGATAGAGCAATTTGAAAACATGCATCACCGGGTACGTCAGCGCTCGGGAACTTCCCAGTAGAACTATTACACTCGATATCTATAGACGCCACAACAAAAGGTGCAATGTCATCCCGAGTCACTGGCTTCAACGTCCTCCAGTCATTACACCATAGATCGATGTCAACTTTTGCGAGATGGGAACGAACACATTCACTACCAGTATCAAGCCACCCGGTGGACTGAATACCGGTGCGGTGCATCAATCTCAGGACAGGATCCAAGTTCGATTCATAGACGTGATACTTTTTGAAATTATTGTTATAGGCAAATACTGAATTAACCTTCCTACGGTCAGCGAGTGTCTTGAAGTTCAAGCGCATGTAGGCAAACATCTCATTATTTTGAAAACCCCATACATCCTTCTTCCTCGTGACACTGTAACTTATGACATGATCTTCGCGAATTTTGTTCAAATCATCGAACAGTAGCCGAACCTCTTGGTCAGTTGTCCCCCTTGGTAATTTAACGAAAAAGTATGGTTCAAACACAGTCGTGACGCACACAGACTTACCATTTTCCATTTTCCCAATAATACTGATTAAATGTTCGTCATCCTCATCCCTCGCCTCCCATGTCAAAGCTTGAAATACCACCATATGTTTATATCCAGCCAAATTTTTAATATCATTTACTAATAAATGTCTGCTGCTTTAATTGAGCTCGTGTCGGTGGGAGCCCAGGATGTGTACATCACTGGTGACCCCCAGGTCAGTTTCTTCCGTCAGAACTACAAGCGATACACTAACTTTGCCATGAAACCCGAGCGCATGGATTACATCGGTACCTTTGGTGCCTCCAATGAAGTCACTATCCCCATTCGCTCCAAGGGTGACCTCATGAGCTACATATGGATCGAGGCTGATGGTATCGCTGAGGTTGGAACCAACTCGGATGGTCTTTTCTCAAAGACCGCTGCTAGCCCCACAGAGTTCCAGCTTTGGATCGGTGGTCAATTGGTCACCACACTGGACTCCCTTTACATTCAAGGTGTTCATAACACCCTCATGAGGGACTCGTCGGCTAAGGCTTCCTTCGCTGTCACCACCAACACCCGGAAAGAGAATCACTCTGGGAACTACTACATGATCCCCTTCTTCTTTGGGGAAGACTGGACCAAGGCGCTCCCCCTCATCGCACTCCAGTATCACGATGTTGAAATTCGTGTCAAGTGCCGCGATGGATTTACACCCAATGTGACCCCCAAGGTCTTCGGTAACTACATCTACCTCGATACAGATGAGCGTAAGTACTTCACGGACAATGAACATGAACTCCTCATCACTCAAACACAAAACCAACTCGCTTCCAATACCGATACTGAGATTGACCTGAGCTATTTCAATCACCCAGTCAAGTCCCTCCACCTCGTGTCCGGTAATGCCAATGATGCCAACTACGTCGAGGAATACAGCTTTGACACTGCTTCTCTTTACATCAACGGTACCACCCTTTTCGAAAACATGTCTAACGTGTATCACCATGACGTCGTCGCCGAAATGCATTGCACCGATCTCCCCGATGGCGCAATCGACAACGTTCCCACCTACTCGTGGCCCTTCTGCCTCACCATGAGCAAGATGCAACCCACCGGTTCCCTCAACTTTTCTCGCATCGATAATGCAAAGCTCTCCCTTACCAACCCGGCCCATGGTAATCAGCTTCACCGTGTATATGCGGTCAACTATAACATTCTTCGTATCAAGAATGGTATGGCTGGTGTCGCTTTCGGCAATTAGACGCCTAAGTCAGTTGAAAAAAAAGAAAAAGAAAATAAAAAGTAAGATGGTTAAAGTACGTAGTGTTCGTGCAACTTCTTCCCGGATCGTATTGGAGCTCGAAAAACCCAAAAGAGTCACCAAGTTCAAACCGTCCGCGAAGGAAAAGACTCTCATGAAAATTGCTAAAGAGGCTCTCGACCAGCTCCGTAAGAGCTACGATGAGCTAAACATCGAAAAGAAAAAATTTGCCAATCAAATAAAGTTATTAAAAGAAGAAGTAAACGATTGGAGGACATCTTGGGGTAGACTTGATATTGAAAATTTGGATCTGAAAAAACAAATCGCAGAAGCATCAATCACACGGCCCACCCGTGAGTGCTTCGAGCGTAAGGTCTCGAAGGTAAAGCTCCATGCAGTTGAAAATCTTTTGAAAAAAGTGGGTGCTGGACCAAGAATGATGAGGACGTCCAAGGGGGTCTATAATTGTGTCACGAACTCCCCGGATATCATGGCTAAGCATTCAAAGACGATTGCCGCTGGTATCGTTCACTATTCTACTGAACCCAAGATGACCTGGAAGGAAAAGCAGAAGTTTTGCAAAGTTTCGGGCGTTTCCATGCCCTCCATCAATAATATCACCCACTTGATTCAGGAGCACCTCTCTAGTTCCATTCATCGATGAGTTTATTTGTTTTTTCATACATACCCTTAGCGTGGAAGGTCTCATCCTTGAGATCCTCCCAAATTGTGAGACGATGTCGTAGAAATTGTAGAAACCTCTCCGGATCTTCAGGAGACTTGTAACGAAATTTTTCAGCATTGAGAGCTTTATCCATAGCTGCGGAACGTAGTTCCATCGAACGCTTAGCGATTTCCTCGGGGGTGAGACGTGTGAATACCTCAACCTTTTTGCTGCTCATATATACTTCAAGTGACGCAAAACTTTATATTGCCTAATATAAAATGAAAAACAGTTCAACCCGAGATGCCAAAAAAGCTCGTGAAGTATTTAACACTCTGAAAGAAGGTCCTACCCCATACCTCGATTCCAAAGGTCGTCGGATTAGGAAGAGTAAAAACGGTGCTGTCTTTACACAAAATTCCAACGGTAATCGTAATTATAAACCGAATGCGGTGATGATTAAATCTGTTGCCGCCAACGCTCCGATAAAAGCGATTACCAAGAACAATATAAACACCATTCCTAAAAATATTCGCCCAAACAACAACAACAACAACTTCAATGTACTGTACTACTGTAAATCATGCCAAAGAACGTATGATGGGTTTGCTCAATGCTGCTTCGAGATGAATCACGTAAAAGTTTAATTTTTTACATCAACCGGTCAAGTCTTGGTTTTTCTCGATTTATAAACACTAAGACTTCGATTGGGTCTCTCGAGAGCTCAACAGAACCATGTGTATTTAATGGATGCACATATTGAACACGAATCAAATCTACTATGACCTGTTTCTGACCCGAAGCCTGACTATAATGAACAGCCAACGCAGCCGCATCCTTTTTAGTTTCTTTTGGTAAGAAATCTCCATCATAAGAAACTACGACATGTGAACCCGGCCACCCCTTGACATGAAGCCACCAATTCGCCGCAGGACTCGACTCAGTAAGTTCATAATTCTCCTTGGCATTTGTACCAACTCTAATAGTAATTCCATCCAGTGATTCATATGTCTTCATATGTTTTAATATATTCTATCCTTTATTTATAATGCATGTCACCCTAAAACCCAGTCCCTCTATCACTCATCGGTATAGAGTAACTTTACCATGTAAAAGGTCGATAGATTTTGGGAAAAATGGGGTTGACTACTACGTAGATCACGGAAATCCTCGTATCATGAGAGCGCAACTTCTTAGGAAAGGGGCAATCATCCCCAAGGAGGTGCGAATTGAGAGAGATCCCTATGAAATACATAGGGGTATGTTAAAAGTTAAGGAAAGTACTATAGAAGATTGGGATAACTACCTTTCTCAAGAGTATTGGGAGCGTTGGTTACTTATGTCATTTTCTCATGTACACAAGTCCAAGCTTTGGATGGCGACACAGGAGGGTGTGCTCTTCATGCCCGTGCCCGAAGATTTTTGGTATTGCTCTAATTTCCAGTAGAACCAAAACCACCATCACCCCGGATGGTTTCCTGGAGGAGACCAATCTCTTCAACTGGTGGAGTCTCACACCTCTCTAAGATGAGTTGTGCGACGCGGTCACCCATCTTTACTTCCAAGTCCTTACTTCCATGATTGAAAAGAAGGACTTTGAGCTCACCCGTATAGTCAGGATCGATGACACCCGCACCAACTTGAATACCATTCTTCATCGCCAACCCAGATCTTGGAGCAACCCGACCATATACCCCCGGGGGGAGTGATACCGCGATGCCCGTGGAAATTAACCCACGATTACCACCTTCAATAACCCCATCACAATTACTGTAGAGATCATACCCTACCGCGCCATCAGAACCACGGGTGGGAAGAATAGCATCATATGTAAGTTTTTTAACACCGAGGGACATTATACATCTTATTCAACGTTATTCTTTAATGCATTGCACTCAGAGGGTTTCGAACCCCCGACCTCAAGCTTACTAAGCTTGCGCTCTACCACTGAGCTATGAGTGCTAATATCGAGAACAGGTGACCTTAGGGTTATGGGCCCTACACGCTTCCACTGCGCCACCTCGATATAAGATGCTGAGAGTGGGGTTCGAACCCACGCGACTTAAGTCACCCCCCTTAGACCTCTCGGGCATCTCAGCTT